CTATAGCACTTACACAACCAATGCCAACATCATACAAAAAGATACTGGCACAAGTTTTGTTGGCAACACTAGTATCAACAGTTATTTCCAACGTGACAATATCAGCTTTGGTCAACCATACAGTGCCAGCGTACAAGTGCATCGCGTGTTGCCAGAAGTCTATGGCACAGGCAATATCACAATCACAGTTGGTGGCGCAGACAGTGTGGGCAATGTTGTGGTATTCAAACCCAATGTCACAATACCAATACAGACCAGCAATCCATGGGCACAAATTGATCAAAACGAAGCTCGCGTTGTAACTTTACAAGTAGGTGCTAACAGCGCAGTAAATAGTTGGCAGATGACAGAAGCCAACTGGCAAATCACTGTAGTTCAGGATACTCGTTAATGTCAAATTTTGCATTAGATACAAACAGCAGTCAAGGCGATATAGTTTCAAGTTTGAACTATGCCTTGGCCAACTTGGGCAACAACAATATCAACGCAACTGGTAATGTGTTGACTGCCAACGTTCAAACGGGCGCAATCAGCACAGGTGGCAATACTGTGTCCTATTTGTATCAATACATGAATGTGGCCTATGGTAACAGTGCCACAGGTTCAGGGTTCACCAGCAATAGTGCATACACCAGTTATTATGGTATTCATAACACTACTGCCAATGTAGTAGACACCAATCCTGCTGACTATCAATGGACACAGGTAGCTGGCGGATTTGGCACAACCAAACATCTATACTATCAAACACTTGGTGGTAGACAAATCAGTTTCAACGTTAATACCACAGCACCAACTTATTTTGTTCCTGTGCAAGATAACACTCCAATCAATTTGGATGTTGTTACAGGTACAACAGGTGCCAATGGTGCACCAGGTGCCAATGGTATTCCTGGCAGCAGCAATTATAATTTTCCAGTTTATACTTGGGCAAACATTGCACCTGCAACTCCACAAGCCAATACTGGTTCATGGAATTTTACAACAGGTGTAGGTACACCGCCTTCAGATCCAGGACTTGCCTTTGCAGCAAATAGTCCAGGTAATGTGAGCGTGGCAGTTGATTCAACTTATTTGAATAGTCAAATAAATGTGATTGCAGCCAACAGCACATACAACTGGACATTTACCACTGTATATTCAACAGCCAACGTTGCTGGCAGTTATAATATTGGTTCCAACAACAATTGGATTTATCCTGGTACTGGAACTGTTTATGTTCAATCTGGTGGTACTAACTTTGTTACAGTCAACATCAACGGCAACAGCGGCAATTACGATGTATTCATGGTTGGTGGCGGTGGACCAGGAGCAGGCAAACAATACACATATGGTACATTAGGGGCAGCTGGCCAAGGTGGCAGTGGCGGATCATATCTATACACTCCTGGTGTGTTTTTATCAAACACAACCAATTATGCCATTACTGCTGGTTATACTGCTGACACTGTATTTGGGTACGGTTCTGGAACAAGTATAAGTCCAATCTATACTGCTGCTGCTGGTAAATCAGGTTATCAAAACTTTTTATCAAACATTTATGGTGGCAATGGTGCAGTTGGTACAGGCACAACTTATTCTCAAGGTGTTGCCAATGGTTATAAATTTCCTGGCGGTGCTGGTGTAGCAGACCCGTGGAATCAAATTACTTGGGCTGGCGCTATACAATCCAATGGCGTTGCTTATTTTGGTGGCGGTGGTGGCGGCGGCAGCAGTGGAAAATATGGAGATTCAGGTGGTATTGGCGGTGGCGGAACTGGATATCAAGGCAATATAGCATTGGCGCCAACTGGCGGTATTTGGGGCGGCGGTGGCGGATCAGGAGAAAATATTAGTTTAGGTGCTGGCAGCAATGATGGCAACGGTAGTGCTGGTATAATAATTTTTAGATCTTTGCAGTATTCGCAAGGTGCCAATGTAGCTACTTGGAGTACTACAATACCTGCCAATCCTGGATATGGCAATCTATATGTTGCACAAGCCTACGCACAAATACAAGGCAATACAGGCATTGCTGGCAATCTAACTTGGTCAACTCCACAACAGTTAAATGGTCCTACTGGACAGCGTGGTGTATTCACCAGCGCTTATGTGGTCACTGCCAGCGATCCTACTTTTTATTCTGCCAGTGATTACACTACAGCATTTGAAGCACCTCGCACTGCGGCAACGCCTCCTATTGGTACAGGCTATACTCCATTGACAGGTGACACTGCATCATTTACATATCGTCCAACAAATACAGTTGTCACCAAAACATTTTATGCCAACATCAATCAATGGCTCAGTGCCAACACGCAAGTCATTAGTGGTAACTTGTTTGTCAGCAACAGTGTCACAGCCAGTGCGTTGATCACAACAGATGTTTATCCATTAAACATTGTAAGTCAAAATGCCACAATTGGTAGTTTTGCAAGTCCTGGGTTTTGGTTGCAAGCCAGTTCAGGTAACGCACGCCTTGCTGGCACAACCAGTATTGGTAATAATTTGGCAGTAGGTAATAATGCGGTTATTGGCAACAATCTTACTGTTGGTAGTAGTGCAGCCATTGGCAACAATTTGGCCATTGGCAACAATGCTGTAATTGCCAATAGTCTATTGGTTGGCAACAACGCCACTATAGGAAATAACTTAGCCATTGGCAGCAACGGAACTATTGGCAGCAATTTGGCCATTGGCAACAATCTAGTTATTGGTAACAATGCTTTGGTTGGCAACAACATGGTCATTGGCAACAACCTATTGATAGGTAACAGCGCCAGCATTGCCAGCAATTTGGTTGTTGGTAATAATGCAGTCATTGGCGGCAACTTGACTATTCTTGGTTTGGTATCTGGCGGCAACCTGCGTTCAAACGTTGTCAACACAACCAACATTGTCTACAATGCTATCACTGCCAGCCAAATGGCTCCAGCAAGCGTTGCAGCAGCCGCAATACAATCTGCTTCTATTCTGTCTAGAATGTTTACCAGCAACTGTGTGCCAGCAACAGCATTGACACCAGGAGCAAGCACACGAGTGTTGACAGTATCGTCAACAGCTGATACTGCACCAAGTCCTCCTACTGCTGGTAGTCTATATGGCGTTGGTAACACTCTTATTGCCAACATGAATGTGGGCGATGTAATTTATATAACAGCTACCGTCTATGGACAGTTGAGTTTTACAGGTCCTGCCACTGCTGACACAGAATATACAATCAATCTTCAAGTTGGTATCCAGTTACCTGATTCAAGTATTCAATACAGTCAAATAGGATCAAGCTGGTATCAAGTATTTGACACAGCCAATAACGTTCTTAATTTTCCTGCAACCACTGTGAATTTTGGATTTACTGCAACTCAATCAGGATCTTATACGTTTGGTATGGTGTATGGGTATGACACCAATATTGCAGGCTCTCCTGCTCCTGCTTACTTAAATCTAAATTTTTATGATGGAATATCTTATACTCCACAATTCACATATCCAGCAATCATAACTGGTATCTTGGCACCATACGTAGGATAACATATGATAACATATACAATTTACGACAGCACAACAGGACAGATTACTGGCAGTCTAACAGCATCAACAGCTGAGATGATACAAGCCAATTTGGCCAATAAAAGCTACATTGAAGGAGACATCAATCCTCACATGTATTATATCAGCAATGGTGCACCTGTTGAGATGCCAGCTCGTCCTGCTACCAGTTTAGGTACAAGAGTTCGCTTTGATTGGAACACTAAAACTTGGACAGTTGACAACAGCGCAGTGCCAGCCTTGATGCGTGCTCAAAGAAATAAATTGCTAAAAGACACTGTAGACAAAGTAAATGCTGTCTGGTACACCAATTTAAGTCCTGATCAGCAACAAGAATTTAGAACATATAGAACAGCATTGTTAGACGTGCCCCAACAATCAGGGTTCCCAACAAACATAACCTGGCCTACCAAACCCGCTTGGTTATAATTGGGTAAATACATATAAGAAAGAATAAGAACATGGATTACGATGAATTTGGCAACCCAATAGACGACAGCGGAAACCCAGTGGCTCCCACAGACAATAGCAGTACTGATACTTCTTCTACTGATAATGGTGGTGGTGCAGTCAATATGGGCGATACCAGTGGTGGCGATTACACTGGTGGTATCAACACTCCAGCATCAGGAACCAGCAGCAGTGGCAACTGGTGGGACAATCTATTTGGCGGCAGCAATGGATCCAGTGGTAGTGGCGTATTAAGCAGCATTGGCAAAAGTCTTGGTATTGGTCAAGGAACCAGCAGTACAGGTTCAAGTTTGTTAAACAATGCAGGACCATTGCTGTTGGCAGGCGGAGCAGGTTTATTGTTAAGCCAATTGCTTGGTGGCAAATCTAGCGGTGGCGGACAAACAGTAAACCCAGTAGCGTTTCCCAGCAGCAATCTAAGTCCAACACAATTGGTAAATCCTGGACCAAATCCAGGTAGTGTTATGGGTACGCCAGTAGCGCCAGTAGCGCCAGCCAATACAGGTTTAGGTTCGCTGATAACACCGCAACAGATTACATTACCGCAAGGACCTGTTGCCCCAACTAGTACAGGAAAAACATCATGAGTTTTGGTAAAGCAGGCACTGGAGGCCCAACAGGTGGTGGAGCAAGTCCAGCAACAAACAATTATTACTATTATGGATCTTATCCAGGGTCTAGTGCAAGTGGTGCAAGTGGTGCAAATCCAATGGCATCAAGTCAACATGCTGCTTCTAGCGATCCAGTGACCAGCGCATTGTCAGGTGCATTGACCAGTGGCATTGGCCAAGCACTTGGTGTACCACAAACACCAGCACAACATCCAGCAGCCGCAGGCGGCGGTGGATTGTTTAGTGGCATGAGTCCACAGTTGCAATCAATGGCAAAAAACATGATGGGCATGGGCGGAGGTGGCACTAGTCCATTTAGTGTTAACACAGGTGGCGGAACAATAAGCGGCGCAGGCTTTGGTGGCGGTGCTGATTATTCAGGTGGGTTAGATATGAACAATGGTGGCTTTGATGCACCGAAGTCTGAGTCAGCGAAAGCATCTGCAAGACTTCAAGACAATCTGTTAAATCCTGATTACAACGGCGTTGGCATTATTATTATTTTGTCAAGTCCAGACGGCTGGACGGTTGACGATCCTTTATTTAA